CTACAGATGTTGTTCCACACCCAGCAATAAACTGTCCTGTATTTGCAATACTGACAATTTGCTGCTGTTTAATAGAGATGTCAGCAATAATTGAAAGAACTTTGTTATCAAGTCCTTGAGTTGATGGGTCAAAATTCTCTAGTTTATCTCCGATAGGCTCCTTCTTTTCAGTAACAAAGTCGATAACATCACCCTTGATCTTTTTCTTGTCATCTAATTCGCCAACAAGATTCCTTGTTTGTTTGGATGCCATTGCCTATCTCTGGAAATAAAAAAGGGGGGATACCTCCCCCCGATATTTAGAACCAGTTCTTCCGTTGATGATGTTCGGGAACAATTTTCCCTAAAGTCACACTCAGAAGACCGTCTTCAAACTGCACATCCCTGACCTCTGTCTCGTCAGAGAGCGTCCAGACCCGCGTGAAGGACCTCTGTGCTAGTCCTTTATGCAGATACTTGGTATCGGTCTCTTGGTCTTCCTTCTGCCCCTCTACAAAGAGTTTACCTGCCTCTGTGTAGACCGCAACCTCTGCCTTCTTGAACCCAGCCAGAGCGATTTCCAGTCTAGATTCTACGGCACTTACATCTACAAGGTTGTATGGAGGGTAATTAGAAGTGGTTTCGTGCAGTGCAAAGATACGATCGAAATAATCATTCATACCAATGCTATTCTTAGTGATCCTGTCCAACAATTGATCCATGTTGGCAGCATGATACTTCGCTAAGTTAGTCATCTTTAGTTCTCCTTTGAAAGCGAGATTACATTGTGTGGACCCCGAAGGCATCCACATCTATTTAACCATATTAGCATTAAAAAGGGGGGTCGGTAACCCCCCAAACGGTAGCGTATTATCCGTATGTAGCGTGTCGCGCACGAAAAAGCGACGAATTATTTATACGGTTTCCTCACCTTCTGCCTTTGTTTTGCGACCAATGTTGTACTTAGTCTCTAGCACCCAATTTCCCTTATCTTTGTACGATAATACTTTGATTTGATTGAGTGGAGCGATATCTTGAATCTGCTCGGCATCAACGACAGTAATCAGACCCCAATCAGCAAGGAGTTGAGAGATTCTGTTGCGTCTCTGCACATCATTGACGGTCAGGTTTGCCTTCTTACCATCAAGGGCAAACAATTCCTTGAAGTGAACGATGTAATATCGCCCCTGCTTATGCAAAATATGACAGGATTGGTAGAGTTTCTTCTCTTTCCTAGAAGCTACACCAATTCTTGTCAGAGTTTCTCGCACTTTCAAGAAATCATCTGGTTCACTGAGGGATACCTCAATCATTTTCTCGGGCGACCAATCAACGGTCGGTTCAACAACGACGCTCATATCAAAGCATAAAATGTTTTTATTATTTATCCAAACTTTTTTTAACTTGAGCGAGAGAGTCCTTCAGAATATCATAGGTCTTTCTATATGCCATCTTATTGATCCACCTTTTGTCCCAGAATTCGTCTAACTTACAGTCTTTGCCAGTGAAATCTTCGTAAATTCCTAAGAAAAGACTAAAGTTTTCCCACTGACTCATGGGGAAATACTGAGGAGATAGACAAACAAAGATATGATCATACATGTAATCGCCATGATCATACTCTTCAGCAAAGCAAGAGTCCCACTCAGCTCTCTTGCCAATATTTTCGCAGATGAATCTGTTTACAGGACTTCTAGTATCACATTCTTTCTTCTGGTTGTTACGAATCCATGTGAAAGATTTGAGTTTGCCCAAAGAATGTAAGTATGCTCCCCAACTTCCCTCGTCTACTTTACCAAATGCCTGAGTATAGTGATATTCTAGGAGATGCAATGCCAAGAAAGACTGGTTTGAGTATTCATCAATCTCGTCTTCGAGTCTATCAATGAAACATCCTGCAAGAAAATCATCATGATGATCGATGTTAACGATCTCAAGATCCTCATGATCGATCACACTATTCAAAATATAATCATGATCCAATCCAAAAGCAACAGTTACATTTGGATTTGCTGCTAGTGCTTTAGTAAATGTGTCTAGCATATAATCTAGACATTGTTGATCAATAATATTGTCTCTAGTATTGATATCTGGATACTTAGAGAAATAAGTGGACCATTTTGTGGGAGGATGCCACTCATCCCACAACTCATTATCCTCGTTTGGCCAGTCCTCTACACTAGGAAAAGCATAATCAATATCAATACTAAGGACTTTCATTTCATACCGCCAGTGTCTAGTTTCTTACGAATGTACTGAATTTGCTCTGGAGTGAGGACATGCAATGCTTGCTGTGCTTTTTCATTGCTGTACCCGTAGTATTTTTTTACCAGTTCCAGGTTGTCAATTTTCTCTTGGCGCAACCAAGGAGAGAACCGTTTCTTCTTTCTGAGACTATGTAGCATGAATTGATACTGCATATCTTTGGACAAATTTGGATGCTTGTTCATCTCATTAGCGAACAATACAGCATCGATATGCCCAGATAAGCATCGATTTACAATGTATGCTGGATATTTCTTACAAGCATCAGGATCTTCACTGAGATCTTGCTTGTTTTGATTGATAGAATTAAGCCAGTCCTTCAGTTCCATTATGTAAATACAGCAGTAACACCGACAATTGTTGCCCCAGGATTACGAGCAAGAGCAATCTCTTTAGCATGTTGATAATCGCGGGCGATCATCCTTTCTTTGAACACCTTTCCCGCGACAAATAGAGTTACTTCACAGTGCATAGTTCATCAACACAAGTTCTTTACGATCTTGCTGCTCCTTCATATAGTCACCAACAGAACGCATGGTATAAGTCAGGTCAAACTCTGCAGCATTCCAGTCTTTGAAGCGATCTCTAATAAGCTGAGTAGAATTGTAACTGACAAGAGAGTCAAATGAGTTGCAATTGCAATCGGAAGCAAACTTGTCATGATCGAATCCTTTGTGCATTGATCCTTTCTTTCCATACAAGTTATCCTTGATTTCGTATGGTGGGTCCAGATACATGAACACTTGACGCTCTGAACTTTCGTCCATCAAGTAGTCATAAGAATAGTTGGTGATAGTCCAGTTTGCGATAAGGTCCGAATATCCAGGTAACTTATCTATACCCTTAAAACTAAAATTGCTATCAGATGCTTGTTTGCTGAAAGAAGAGGACTCAGTAAGACCAGAGAATGAACACTTGTTTACAACATAGAAACTTACTGCACGGTGAAAGTTATCCGTGCCATTGTTCAAATAATCTTTTGCCTCAAGGAACAGAGACTTTGCACTGGCATGATCAATGTGACGATGCTTGAGTTGATTCAACTCATTACGCATCTCAATACCAAACAACTGAAGTTGCTGCCAGAAGTTCGTCAGAGGTTCGTACAGGTCATTGACCCATACCTTTGTATTGGGATACCTCTTAGTCCATTCAATGGCAAAGGAACCACCCCCAAGGAACGGTTCCCGAAGTTCATCATAATTTACTTCAGGAGGAAGAAACCCGAACAGTTTTTGTACTGCACGGGACTTACCTCCAGGATACCTCAACGGTGTCTTGTATGCTTTCACGAAAAGAATTCCATAACGGTCTGTTGCTTCAGAGGAAAGAAGAACTCCTGATTTGCTTGTATCAGTTTAGCATCATACTGAGCAGAAATCAAGCATCCTCTGAGATCAAAGGAAGGTCTCTTCCTCTGTTCAAATGGGCGCTCCAGTACAGGTGACTTGGACTGAATGAAATATCCATCCTTCCCAACAGGGATGAGTGAAGAAGGAATTTTCCAGATCAGTTCTCTCAGAGGAGTCACAAGAACATGATAGAAAACATCAATATCTTCAGGACCGTACTGTCTACGACCCTGAAGATACCCTGGTGCTGGATTTTTCTGTCCACTAGATTGAAAGCGGAAGTCAAACATATGGCGATAAACATTTACGCCATTACGCTTGAACATTCCCAGATCTTTCTTGTATTTGTATACAACCTTTTTGACCTGTGCTCGCTCAACTTTATTATTTTCTGTACTCTCAATCCACCAATCATTGCCTTGGTCAACCACAGGTTCGGCAAAGTTGATTTTGTTCTTGAGCAAGTGGGTAGCAACAATGTGTTCTGCTGCTTTACCCGCAAAGATTGTATCAGAATTTCTTCTGTCGAAGTCTCTATCAAATTCCTCAGGCATCAGCGGAGGCATGATAGGTTGAATGATAACCGACATAATCAGTTACCTTCAATAAATTGCCGCATCATATTTGCGACTTCTAAAATTTCTTGTTCCGTTGGAAACTCTGGGTAGGGTCCTGCATCTTCTCCCTTTTCCGTCAGAGACTGCCAACGCAGTACGGCTTCATCATGCCGCTTAGTGACTCTCATTTCTGCGCTCTGGAAAAGTTCCCAGCGCAATTCATATGGATTGGTTGCCATGTTACCTCTATGTTTGTTTGTTTGTGTTGGTCCACTGTATGTGAACTCGTCGTTATTTATAAGGTTTTTATTTGAATTTACATTCGACCATAATCTCAGTCAAAGCAGCGAGGAGATTGATCTCCTGGTCTGCTACGAACGCGATCTGATACTGATACTTAGCAATAATAAGAACGGCGGCAGCAATAGAAGGACCTTCCATGGTGCTGTAAAGAGCATCGT